ATAAACAGATCGGTGGCACACACTACCGCAAAATGAAAATTCAACCCAGTAAATTTGTTATTGAAAATGAATTGCTTTTTCCTGAAGGAAACGTTATTAAATATGTTTGCAGACATAAATATAAAGGAGGAAAGGAAGATTTAGAAAAGGCAAAACATTTTATCGATATGATTATTGAAAGAGATTATACAAAATGATGTTCGAAGCACAAACTGAATGGATCGCTCCTGATAATTTTCCAGATTTAAGTGGATATAACCTTATAGCGATCGACCTAGAAACAAAAGACCCAGACCTAAAATCAAAAGGATCGGGTGCTGTTATTGGTAATGGAGAAATTATTGGAGTGGCAGTCGCTGTTGATGGCTGGTGTAAATATTATCCATTTGGCCATGAAGGCGGTGGTAATTTAGACAAGAAGAAAATCTTAGAATGGCTTAAATCNGTATGCGCAACAGAAGGCACTAAAGTCTTTCATAACGCGATGTACGATGTCTGCTGGCTTCGTTCGTATGGCATTAAGGTCAATGGCTATATTATGGATACCATGGTGATGGCTTCTTTAGTAGATGAGAACCGAATGCGTTACACTTTAAATGCATTAAGTTGGGAATATTTAGGAGAAAGAAAAAGCGAAGCAACCCTGAGGGAAATTGCTAAAAATTGGGGCATAGATGCTAAAGCAGAATTATATAAATTACCAGCAATATATGTAGGTGAGTATGCAGAAAAAGATGCTTATTTGACATTAAATTTGTTTAAACGATTATCAACTGAAATTAAAAAAGAAAATTTAACAGAAATCTTTGATTTAGAAACACAACTTTTCCCCTGTCTAGTAGATATGAGATTTAAAGGCGTGCGTGTCGATGTCGAACGCGCTCATAAGTTGAAACAACAATTATCCACACAAGAAAAAACATTGCTATCCCAAGTAAAACAAGAAACAGGAATAGATGTTCAAATAATGGCAGCAAGAAGTGTTGCCAAAGTTTTTGACAAACTAAAGCTACATTATGAAAGAACTTTAAAAGCAAAAGAACCTTCCTTTACTAAAAATTTTCTTGCGGAACATGATCATCCAGTAGTTAAGATGATAGCAAAAGCCAGGGAAATAAACAAGGCTCATAGTACTTTTATAGATTCTATTTTAAGATATGAGCATAAAGGAAGAATCCATGCAGATATTAATCAAACCCGATCGGATCAGGGCGGCACAGTTACAGGGAGATTTTCATATTCAAATCCAAATTTACAACAGATTCCTGCTCGTAATAAAGACTTGGGTCCTTTGATTCGATCATTATTTATCCCTGAAAACGACTGTCAGTGGGGATGCTTTGATTATAATCAACAAGAACCTAGACTTGTCGTACATTTTGCAGCAACTACTGCTGGAATAAAAGAAGACGCCTCAGTTAAAGAGATCGTCAGCAACTATTCTAACAGCGGCATTGATTTCCATGAAACCGTTGCTGATATGGCAGGCATTAATCGAATACAAGCCAAAACAATTAATCTTGGATTGTTTTATGGAATGGGTAAAGCCAAGTTACAAGCAGAATTAGGGTTAAGCACGAAACAAGAAGCTGAAGAATTATTTGATCAGTACCATGAACGAGTTCCTTTTGTTAAAGAGCTTATGAATACAACATCAAGATGGGCTTCAAGGGAAGGAGAAATTAGAACATTATTAGGAAGAGGCTGCAGGTTTAATAAATGGGAACCCGCTCAATTTGGAATGCATGTACCTATGACCTGGGAAGACGCGATGAAAAAATATGGTGAAAATAGAATAAGAAGAGCTTTCACTTACAAAGCTCTAAACAAGTTAATACAAGGATCTGCCGCAGATATGACTAAGAAATCGATGCTAAATCTATATAAAGAGGGCATTGTGGCCCATATACAGATTCACGATGAGCTGGACATTTCTGTTGAATCTGATAAAAAAGCCAAACGTATTGTTCAAATAATGGAATCTGCAGTTAAGCTGGAGATACCTAATAAGGTAGATTACGAAGCCGGTAAAAACTGGGGCGAAATACATTAGGAGGAAACATGGATANTTTAAAAGAAGTATGGTCGTGGGCAAAAGCTCATAAAAAAGCATCTACAGCAATAGTTGTAGTTATCGTTTTGCTGATTATCGCAGCACAATAAACACATAGAAGAGAAGTTCTTCAATAACAATGGGGGAANAATGGTTCAAAAATGGTGGAAAAAATTTGTTGAATGGTTCTGGAAAGACTATTACAAATAATTATGACTGAAAAANCCTGTAAAAAATGTGGACACCTATGTCATTGCATAGAGGCTGATCACGAAGGGTGCACCTGCGCAAATTGTGAGTGTAAAGAACCAGAAGGATTAGTAGTCGATGATACTAATGAATGTGAATCATGTCAGTAACGGAAGAACAAGAAAAAGCCGAAGCTGCATCCTACGAAAATGAATCAGGTATATCACGAACTGTGCAAATTTCTTTAAAAGAGTATGATGAATTAAAATCAGAACAACATTTCATCAAAGATAAGACTTTAATTGACATTATAGATAATATAGAAAGGCTGGTTAGGGCCTTAAGAAAACATATTATAAGGAAACAATGAATAAAATATTTATATTTTTAATTCTATTATTCGCCTTGAGCGCCTGCTCGGTAGGCAAAAAATGTACCTATACACAAGAAGGAACTAAAATTTCTTCGTGGATATGGTTTCATAGCGACGGCAAGCCAGTAGATTTAGATAAAAATAACTGTATTTAGGAGAAAATGAAACTTAATGAAATATTTATGTACGTTTGTAATATTGATACTATTGGTGTGTTCAAAAGCAATAGCTGGTTCAACACAGTCTAATGTATCAGGTTCCAATACAGCAATAGAAGGAAACTATACCGGAGGGACTACGACTTACGAATCAGGAAGTGAATCGACTTCGACAACGACCAACACCACAAATTCAGATATAAGATCAGCGCCCCCTTCAGCTGGTGCACCTTCCTATAATTCTATGACACAAGATGTTTGTGCCGTAGGAGCGTCCGCAGGTCTACAGACATTCGGTGTTGGTATTTCTGGCGGCAAACATTTCATTGATAAAAATTGTGAACGATTAAAACTAGCAAGAATATTAAATGACTTTGGTATGAAAGTTGCAGCAGTTGCAATCTTATGCCAAGATGAAAGAGTATTTGAAAGCATGATTCAGGCGGGAACACCCTGTCCAATCGATGGTAAGATAGGTAAAGATGCATTAGTACTCTGGACTAAATTTGACTTTGAAAGACCTGATTACAAAGCTTATGTTAAACGTATGGAAAAAAGAAAAGAAGTCAAACCTGTATTAAAAATACCACAAGACAATTCTACAGATAAAAAAGTTAAAAACCTTAAATGATTTGGCTAACAATATTTATAGGAGTTATTATATATGCGTATTTTGCTATTGACCGTTTTGCTGACGATGTTAACCCTTACAACTTCAGCAGAAGACGTAGTCACCGGAAACATTCTACCTAACGCCGGCAATTCAGTTAGTTCCTATAATGGAGGATCCACTCCCGTCATATCCGATAATACTTCAGATACAACGATGAATAACAACACCACTTTGGATGGCTTTGCAATTACTTGCGATACTGCCAATGGTCAAAACGGTGGATGTGGTGCATTTTTCACATATGATAAAGCAGTTGAAGCTGCACACGATTTAAAAATTACTTCGACAGCAACACTTATTGATATAGACGGTACTGGACAAACATCGAATGATACCATTACTTCTACAGCCGATAAGCTCGACAATGGCATCACGTTAGACAGCACTATCGACATGCAAAATTGTGAATGGGCTAGTTCAGCCTTTCGCTGCGGTGACAGCACCGGAGCTGTAGACAGCTATACCATTAAAGTCAGGATACTAGATAGTAGCAACGAGGAACTAGCAACTGTAACACAAACAAGAACAACTGATTCAGGTTATAATGCCAATTCAGAAACGTTCACTGATCAACTTATTTATACAGGCACTGGTGCTCGTACATATGAATGGTCCTGGGAAGGTATAGATGGCTCTGGTTCAACATCAAACCATGCTAATCAAAGAGGGCCTAATTTACTAGGGGCTAAACTATCGATGACCTTTGATAGTGAAGACTATGTTACTATATCAACCGAATCACAGACAGCACTTACTAGTGTAGCAACAATTTTTGCAGAACTCGAAGAAACTTTTTCTGAAGAAATTAGTGCCATAACAACAGAGGAACTTGTAACATTTTCCATGGAAATAGAAGAGGAAGCGTCTTTTGAAGAAACTGCAATAGAAGAAGAAGTATTTGAAGAAGAAATTATAGAAGAAACATCCTTCGAGGAAACTACCATGGAACCACCTCAAGAAGAAGTTATAGAAGAAGAAACAGAAGTAGCTAGTGAAGAAGTGATGGAAGAAGAAACAGAGGTAGCAAGCGAAGAAGAAGGAGTTGAAGAAGAGTCTACAGAAGTGGTAGAAGAAACAAATGAAGAAGCCGAAGAAGAAGCTACCGAAGAGGAATCTACTAGCGAAACTGCTACAACATCCACTGTTTCATCAGAGAAAAATTCCAAACAAAAAAAGGTACAATCGAAAAAAACACTCACAGAAAAGTTGGATAGAATAATGGCTAANGTTGATGCGGACGTTAAAGACAGCGCCAAAAACCTGGCCCTCAAAAATATTATTAAACTAAAAGCTATCGCCAGCGAACAGGCGTCTTTAGATCTATATAAAAACGCTGTATTTTATAGACCCAAAGACATTTATTTAAAGCAACTAAATATCTTTGATAACAGGCAAATTTACGATACAGTTAATCTGGCNAGCTATATCAAAAACGATAAAGTAGCGATCAAGGCAAAAACCTTGTATGAGATAAACCTCAAAAAACAAAAAATATTAATGGAATTGGAGCAATTAAAAAATGGGAAAATTTAAATTAAAAGACCAACTNGCNGGNATCGCTGCTTTGATAGCAGCTATCGTAGCCATTGGGGGTGGCTTTGTTAAGTATGGTGAAATTACAACTAAGCTAGAAGCTTTGTCTGATCAAAGACCTGAACAAGTTGAAGAAGTGGCTACTAACACTGATAACATCATCGATAANCAACAAAATATNAANATAATNCAAAAGGAAATGGANCTTTTACANATNCAAATGAAAGAACTAAAAGTTAGTGTTTCCAATCCCCTGACATCTAACTCGGGAAACTAAAAATGGGATTCCGTATATTAAGATTAATTACAGGAATTCCCGATACAAAATAGCTATGAGATTAAGTGGACACTTTAGTTTAAACGAACTAATAAAATCACAAACAGCTACACGTAAAGGTATTGATAATACTCCTTCACCTGAGCATATTGAAGGTTTAACTGATCTATGTCTACAGGTATTAGAACCTATACGTAGGCACTTCGGTAAGCCTATGGTAATTACCTCGGGCTACCGTTCAGCAGATTTGTGCCTAGCTATAGGCAGCAATCCAAATAGCCAACATGCAAAAGGAGAAGCAGCTGACTTCGAAATGTTTGGAGAAGATAATAAAGAATTAGCAAAATATATTAGAAGTGAATTAATATATGATCAATTAATATTAGAATTTTATAATTCAGATGACCCTTCAAGCGGCTGGGTGCACTGCTCATATAGTAAAAATAACAATAGAAAACAATCATTGATATATGATGGCAAAGATTATAAACCATGGCTTACTTAAAGGTAGTTATGATTATGAATACAAGGAGTTAAAATAATGGCAGATATAAATACACAGACAAAGCAAGTACTTGATAAAAATGAAATAACAAACCCCACTAAAATTTTTAGTGAGGAAAATAAAGCAAAGGAAATAGTAAAAGAACCTTTAAATTTAGAAGAAAGAACTCAAAAAGCTGTAGATCAAGGAATCTACGACCAAGATCTTAGAGATAAATTTATTGGTGAAATTACAGTTAATATGTTTGGGGACCCTACAGGTGGCTTAAAATATCCTGATGGAACTGATGATGATAGAACATTCGAAACGAATCGTTTAAAAAGCATGAATGTTAGTCAACTTTTTGATGAATATACATACTGGAATGAACAGGCACAAAATGTATGGAACTTAGATGACGATGCTGAAATGAATGTTAAAGATTGGTTTTCAAAAATGTATGAAAGATTAGGATTAAAGAAAGAACCTAAAGAAAAAGAAACAGAATTATTAAAAGGTAGTGACTACTATCCACCACAACCGTAGGAATATCTATGGCAGATATTAATTATC